GCGTTTAAGCAGGTATTTTTTTAATTACGGTTACGGTTACGACCTTGACAGGCGAAACACGGTCACAAACCCGACCCAATGCCGAGCCTAACCGAAATTGCAAAAGCCTGGGGCACGTCCCGCCCGTATGTGAGTAAGATGAAGAAGCAGGGATGCCCGATTCACAGTCTGTCGGCGGCAACGAAGTGGAGAGAGGCTCACGCGAGCAAGAGGGTTTCGCCGTCAGCGAAGGCCCCGGTGGCGGAGAAGCCGGCAAAAGGGAAAAAGGCCGGGAGGCCGCGCGCTCTACCCGAGCCATCGAAGACTGGAGACTCACTACTCGACGCGCTGAACAACGCGATCTACACGGCTGACATGGCGTATATCGCCTACAAGGACGCAGTGCTCGTGGAATCGCCTACAATGGCCGCCAGGCTCTCGGAGAGCTCAAAGGCTACCCAAGTGAGGATCGTGGTGGAAAAAGCTTACAGGGAGGAGCAGGAGCGCCGGGGCGTGCTGGTTCCGAAGCCAATCATCATCGAGCGGTGCAGGAAAGGGATGGAATCGGTTTTGAGGATGCTGAACAAGCTACCTTCAGAACAAGGCCCTCAGTGCAATCCTGACAATCCCATCATGGCGATGAAGGTTCTCCAGAGGAAAGTTGATGAGATCAAAATTGCCTGCCAGGCGGCGATAGGAGGACTGGCGTGACACCGATCGCAAAACTGATTCAGGAGACATCTGACGCGATCGGGGCGCTGTGGGCTCCGATGAGCATGGAGTCGGTCTGCGAGTGGATTGAGAAGAACGTCGATCTCCCCACTGGAGCAATCACAGGAAGAGCGAATCTGTCGAAAACAGCGTATGCCAGGGAAATCCTGGAGAGGTATGGAGACAAGACCACCAGGCACATCGTCATGGTGTTCGCGACCCAGTTGGGCAAAACCACGATTTTGATCTTCGGTATGCTTTTCCGAATCGCCCGGGACCCGGAGGACGCGATGTGGGTGATGGCGAACGCAGACCAGGCCCGCGACTTCAACAAGGAACGGTTCATGGCATTTGTCCGCCTGTGTAGGGTTGTGATGGACCTGGTGCCGAAAACCGCAAAAGGCGCAGTGGACAAGAACCTGTGGGGATTCACCGCCCAGCACTACACCAGCATGGTTTTGAACTTTGTCGGAGCGGGATCCCCGGCGAACCTGGCCTCTCGGCCCCGCGGATTCCTGCAACTAGACGAGTGTGACAAATACTACGACCAGCTCGGATTCGACGCCGGCTCCATCCAGTTGGCTGAGGAGCGGCAGAAAACCATGTCCTTCCCGCTTTCCGTCAAGGCATCGAGCCCAACCCTCGTGGACCGGATGATCTGGCAGGAATACCTCAAGACCGACATGCGGCAATACTGGGTGCCATGTCCCCGGTGCGACCAGAAGATTCTGCTCAAGATGCGCGTCCGGTCCGAAACTCACGGCGACTGCGGAGTTCGCTGGTGGCAGGAGCACGAGAGCGAGGCGAAGACCGATAACGAATGGGACATGAGGAAAGTGAAGGCCAACGCTTTTTACAAGTGCCAGTGCTGCGGAGGGAAGATTCACGACTTTGAGCGGGAGGACATGATCCAGCCCGAGAACGGGGCGCTGTGGGTTCCGCAGAGCGCGAGGGCCGAAGCCGGCAGATACGGCTACCACCTCAGCTCGCTCTACTCCGTGCTCGGACCGGAAACGTCGCTCGGGAGCATTGCGGTGAAATTCCTGCTCGCCAATGGGCTCAGGTCAGAATTGCAGAACTTCGTGAATGGCTGGTTGGCGGAGCCGTGGGACGAATCCCAGGCATACGACTTCCAGGAACTCCGCTTCGAGGTGTTCACTGGAAAAGAAATCCCGCAGGACACAGTTCCAGTCATGGCGGTCGATGTGCAGGAGCTCGGCTTTTGGGTGCTCATCCGCAAGTTCCAGCGCCCAACGCCGCAGAGGCCACACGGCGAGAGCTGGCTGGTATTCGCGGACTTCGTGCAGACTGTGGAGGAGATCGTCGAACTGCAAAAGGAATACGGAGTTGCCGGCGAGAACATCACGCTCGACATGGCCCATCGTCCCAACGCAGTGGCCAGAATCATCATCGAGAACAACTGGCGCGGCATCTGGGGATCCGACACCCGCAAGTTCCAGTGGACCATCGACGGGCGCAAAGTGTGGAGACCATACTCGGTCCCGCAGTTCCGCGATCCGATGCTCGGGACATCGTGGGAGAACAGAACCTTCAAGCGCGCGACATTCGTGCTGTTCAGCAAGCAGGGAGCGCTCGACATGGTATCCTCGCTGCGCTACGCAGAACCGGCGATCTGGCACGCATCTGCCAACGTCAATCCCGGCTACTCGGCGCACCTCAATAGCCGCATCCGCAGGCAGCAGAAAAACAAGCGCACAGGTCGCGTGGAGTGGGTATGGCATGAACTCACGCAGACGAACCATTTGGCGGACTGCGAATCGCATGTCACCATCCGCGCATTGCAGCTCGGATTGCTCGTTCTTCCCGACGAAACAGACCGCGCCAACGTGAAGTAGTAACCTCATAAACTGTCACCGAATAAAGTCGCAAGACAAACTGCGACAGGTAAAAGCTAAAGGTCGAATTATTCGCGGAAAGATTTCTGAAAGTTTTTCTTGCCATCTTCTTAGCAAGATGATTTAGTCGCCCCACTTCGGACAGTCCGGAGTATCCAAACCAAACCAAAATGAACCAACTTATCATAGCCCCGCCTATCGGGGAAACCCCATCCATCCACATCACGGAGGAGGGAGAGAATCGGAAGGTGTATCTCCTCGCTGAATCACAGGGAGTCACAAGCGTCACGCTGGACACCCGGGATGAAGTGGTAATGTGCGCCGCTGAAATCAAGGCCCACATCACCGCTGTCGAAAAGACCCGCAAGGAAATCAAGGAGCCATTTCTTCAAATGGGACGCGCAATCGACGACGCAGCCAAGTCTCACGTCAACGAGCTAGAGTCTGAGCTGAAACGCCTCAACAACCTTATCGGCTCATTCGAGGATGCCCGCCGCCGCGAGCAGGAAGCCCGTGAGCGCGCTATTCGCGCCGAGGAGGTCCGACTTGCCGAGGAGCAACGAAAAGCCCAGCAGGAGGCTGACAGGCTGGCGGAAGAGGCCCACAAGAAAGCGGAGGCCGCCGCAGCCAAAGGTAAAGAACTGACCCCAGCTCAGAGAGCCAAAGCGCTGGAGGATCAACTCCAGGCAGAGGAAGAGCAGGAGGCCCGCGAGCGTGAGCTGCGCCGACTCGAAGAAGAGCGCATGACCGCACGCCAACGCGCCGAAGAAGCGAAGCCCACAGGAGGAGCGCTCAGGGAGGAGATTGATGTGGAGGTGACAGACATCCACGCTCTCTACAAGGCCATGCCTGTTTGCGTAAAACTCACCCCTGACCTCGCCATGATTAAAGCCATGATCAAAGCAGGACACGAACTCCCAGGAGTCAGCGCCACGAAGCGCCATGTGTTCGCAACCAGGAGCCGATAATTTCAATATGGCATACGAACAAAAACCAAACAGCGGCTCGCTCTTTAAGAACGACCGGAAACGCGAAGGCAAGAACGACTCAGACTACACTGGAAAGGGAGTGGTCGAAGGCAACGATGTGTGGATAGACGCTTGGATTAAAAACAATCCAAAGTCACCAGACCACGACCCAGACAAGCCAGTATTCATGTCCCTTTCATTCAGACCACGACAACCCAAAAACTAACCATGGACGAATCCAACGCCAACATCATGATACCACAGAGCGAAACGCAATCCGAACGCAGGTTCGGCGCCAAGATAGCCTCTGCTCTTGCTGAGGCTCACAAACACATAGGAGCAGCCGTAAAGGGCGCAGCAAATCCATTCTTCAAGAGCAGCTACGCCAGCCTCGGTGATGTGCTCGCCGTCTGCAAGGAGCCGCTCGCCAGCAACGGGCTCAGTATCCTGCAACTGGTGGGCTCAGACACCAAGGGCACATACCTTGAGACCATCCTGCTTCACTCCAGCGGTGAGTCCATCTGCTCCACGCTGACCGTGACTCCCACCAAGGCCAATGACCTTCAGGCCCTCGGAAGCGCGATCACCTACTGCCGGCGCTATGCGCTGCAAGCTATGATGTGCATACCGTCCGTGGACGACGACGCCGAGTGGGCAGAGCGGGCCGCGCGCAATAGACCAGAGGACGACGCTGTATCCGCCCGCGACCTTGGGGCAATGCAGGCCATCCTATCTCAGCACGAACAAAACGCGATGGACGCAACCACAGAGCCAGAGCGCAAGAAGTATCAGGGTCTCGCGGCAGACATGCGGCTGAAGATTCAGGAGGCATGGGACAAGGAGAAGCCTACGAAGATGGAAGTCGAGACCACAAAGGCCCTCGCCGATAGTTCGACGAAGTGGATCGCTAAGAAGATGACCGACGACATGACCAAGGGCGCTACCGACGACATCCCGGGACTCGAAAACTGCAAGCTGGTCAAGGGCAGCGAGGTTCCACAGCCTCCGCCAAAGCCAGCAGCC